CTGCGTTACCGCCTATACCTAGTGTAAAGTCATATGAAGTATTTGGTAATACAATATTAGTATAATATGATACACCACCACCACCGCCACCACCGCCTCCGGAGAATAATCCGCTAGTACCCGCACCACCTCCTGCGCCTACGGTTAATACGTCTAGAACAGGACCATTTGCAATTACACTTTTAATGTCATATCCTTGTAGTGCTGTTGTGCCTGATACTGTTCCTACATTAGCATTAAATTCGTATAAAGTAAATACTGTTGAACCAACTGTTATTTCACTTTGTTGATATGTATTAGAACCCTCTGGTATAATTTGTATACCATTACTTAAAGAACCACTTAATGTATGGAAATTAGTATTTGCTATTATTGTATTACTATTTGGATTAATTATTTCTAAACGGAATGTTCTAGCATCACTACTAATTGCCGTATTTGCTGTAAATGATATAGTAGCATTACCATTAGTATCTAGAGTTATATTAGCACTTCTTACACTACCTGTTAAGAATTCTGTATCGTCTATTGTTCCGCCTATATTATATTTTATAGCGGTATTAGGTAAATTTGTTGACAGGTTGCAGGTATATGTTAAATTTGCATTAGCCACACTTTCATTAAATGCAAAGGTAGGTGTAAAAGATACTGTTGTATTACCTGCATTATTTTTATTTTTAAAGAAACCTATTTTTGTGCTTGATCTACCCATTGTTTACTCCGGTTTAGTTGGCCAGGTTACTTGATCTCTACTTGTTAAATCAGGGAAAGTTACAGGCAAATCTCTAAGTTGTTGCCTGTAAGTTGCCCATGCTGTCTTTTTTGTGTCTGATAATGGAGAATCTGCGGCCTGCGTCCAGTCACACATTTTTAGTTCTGTGTTTCTTCGTATTCTTAACCAATGTTGAAAGTCTTCAGTTATAGTAATTGCTTCTAACTCTAATGAACTTAAATTCACTTGATATTTGTCTATTTCTGTACATGCAACATTTAAATATGCTTGATCAGTATATTGTGCGAGTCTTTCTGCTAACATTTCGTCGCTCATACGTCTGCTAATAATTAATTTACCAGTATCTTTGTAATAAAATGTTCTATACATTATTTCTCACCTTTTGTAACTCTTAAGAATTCAAATCCCATATTTGCAAAGGATCGAGGTGCCGCATTACTAGTACCTACATCGGTAAATCCTTGTAGCATAACATTTGCTCTTGTTGGTTTCATATCTGCTGACCCACCTGCATAACTAGTAGGGTCCAAAGATACTTTTGTATTACTAATTAATGGTGGTGGTGCCGCATCAAATCCTAATATAGGTCCGCTGTTACCAAGGACTGGTTGTACTAATGTATTTGTTGCATTTGCAAATTCTAATGTTATCTTAGGTCTAAATGCAACATCATATGCACCTGTTACTGTACCACCAAGTGTGGCACTTGCTGATAATTCGTAATCTCCTATATCAGCACCTGATATATCGTATACTTCTTCTGCTGGTAATATATCTAAGAACGTTCCTGTACTTGATATAACATTAGCAGACGCCGGATTATCTACTAATTGTGTTCCCGCACCAAACGTTTTCATTGCATCATTAACAATTACGTTACCAAATTCTTCACTGGGTAATGCACTTACATTACCATAACTGCCACCATATATACCAGGAATAAAGATAGGTCCTATAACTGGCAATCTGGGTAAGTCAGGAAAATTAGGCGCACTGGATTCTGTAACCGAAGGTACAGTATAATAATCTGCACTATATTCTAATGCTGATATTTGTGCTGTAATCATACCTGCTTCTCCTTGCACTTCTGTTACTCTCATAACTCTGAATAACTTATCTGTCCAACTGTAAAGGCTATTTGTTATTTTAATTACATCTCCTACATCTGTTTGTATACCGCTAAAGTCTGCACTGAATTGTATAACTGTTCCTACTCTGCTTTGATTAAGATCAATATTGGCTAATCTTTCTGCTCTTATATTGTCGTTAATCATATTTAAGGTATAACTTAAAGTATTATCAGGCTCATTAGAATTTCTGTCTGCTGGAGGTGTAGTAACTTTAATTGTGTTTGTTTGATCTTTTCTAGTATTATCCATAAACGATACTTCACATCCATTATATAATGAATATAACTCTGTACTGCTTATGTCTATTTTACTAACTATGTTATCGTCATTATATACTAAGCAATTAGCCAATTCAGTACTGCTTAAAGCCCTGTTTGGTATTGCGGCAAATTTACCCTTTTTAGGATTAAAGGAAAAGAATGTTGCACTTGATTGGCATATTTCATCAATATTATTACTACATGCGTTAAACGAACTTAACATTCCGTTAATTTGATATCTTGCGTTTGTGGCACTTGCCCCACTATTATTAGTATAACTTACTAGTTCATTGCAATAGCCTTTCATTTGTGTATTGGCTGTACCTGTAAATGTAGGTACATCTAGTTGTGCTGTTGTTAATCCTGCACCATAGCGATCTGATGTTAAGTAATCATGCAATACTTCTCCAGGATTGTTTAGACTGTTATTCATCTTAAACGTCATTTGTGGTAAGCCAGTTAATCCATTTTCAGCATCATAATCTACTTGCAATACTGCAAATACCATAGCATTTGCTGTATGATTTGCTCCCCAATGTGGCACAATAGCACTTGCGGCTGTGCTACTACCTGTTCCTGATGTAGGAAAAATAACATCTGATCCTGCACTACCGCCTTGATATATGTTTACACGAACTTTACCATTATAAGAAGTATCTGTACTTTGGTTAGGATCTCTGTGGCTTGTTGCTGTATTTCCTGTAAATATTAATTCTACATCATTCATAAACACTTGACTGCAACTAAATGTTCCTGTTTGTGTTTCTTCTGAAAGTGCAATACAGTATGTCATTGTTTTGTTTTGATTGCTTATAGCGGCATCAAATATAGGACCTGAGGTAAATGCTTGTCCATATAGTATTGGTAATTTATTATCAGTGGCTGGAGGTAACTGAATACTTGTTCCAGGGTCTCTATTATCCATTTTAGGTGGTTCAAATACACCTAATGCTCTTGCTGTTCCATATGCAAGTCCGCCAGCGATTACTGATGTTGCAATAGTGGCTAATACACCTGATAAACCTATTGCTCCTACTATTGCACTTGCTATTGCTGTAAATACTGCCATGTTTAACCTCTAAATGCCCAATTGAAATCTATAGCCTCCCAGCCTCTGTCTTCTAATTTTAAGTCTGGTGTTGTTGCTAATGTAGTTAGTGTAAATGTAGATATATGGCCTTTGTCTTTGGCTTCTATACCAATTGCTATATACCTGTTAAGTAGCCTTGCACCTGCACTTGTGCCCCTGTATTCGCTCTCTACCCACCATGCAACTTCAGTCATACGTTTGACATGTGGTAACCATAAATCTCCTTGTATGGTCGCTAGAAGCATTCCTACTACCCTTCCATTATCTTCTACAACTAAAGCAATACCTGTTTTAAGTATGTGATCAATTACTGCGTTGACATGCATAAAGTCATACTGAGGAGCATGTAGATCCTCAATCGGATTAAAATTAGCGAAATCTATCATTAATCTTTTGATATCATCGTAATCTTTAATTTGTGCGTTGCGTACTTTCATTATCTTTGTTCCGATATGTGTCTACGACGGCCACCGCCTCCGCCGCCGCCTCCTCCGCCACCACCGCCTCCATAACCGCCACCACCTGCTTGATATTCTTTACCAAAATCAAATGATATGTTATAAAGTTCTGGTACACGATTAAATACTTGATCAGTTGGAAATAACCTGGCTCTATCTGCTGGATTTGTTCTTTGTCCACTTATTCGAGTCTCTAATATGCTGTTAATACTTGCACATGTTACTGTAACTGAATTTGTTAATTGTACCGCTGGTGTAAAATCTTCTGATATTGCAAAATTAGTAATCACACCACTGAATCTTAAGTATACTTGTGATGTATCTAATTCATGTGTAGTAGTATTGTAAAATCCTCTGAATACTTTTATTTCTCCACCTTTTATTTTACTAGATAATATAAGACTTAAATAATCTTGTTCACTGGGTACGCCACTTAGTACAACACTTATATCACCATTTGTTGTTCTTACATCTTCTGCAATATCTGATACTTGTAGTAAAGAACCTAATTCTGTATATGTATTGCTGTCGTATGTGACAGGCTTATATGCACTACTAATATAATATGTTGTTGCATCTAATGTTAAGTTGATTAGTAAACAACTGCTAATATGTGTACCTTGTACTGATGTTATTGTTGTAGCCATTATAAAATTACCTCTACCATCTCAAAATTTCCATTAAATTGTACTCTGTCATGTGGGACAATACTGTATGTTGGTAACTTTGTTACCTTTGTGTTAAACCTAACATTTTTACCCGCGTTTAGTCCACCACTATAGTAAGGACCACTACCTGCACCAAATGTTATGCCGGTTTGTGCTATAATAGGTCTGTTTACTTGTACTGTTAAATTGCTTGATGCGGCGTATGTAACATCGGCTGTAACTTGATATGGATATCTATATCCTTCAGCAGGGCCGCGAGGTTGTATAAAATCTCCTTTTTTAAACAATAGACCGGGTATTACTGTACCTGTCACAGTTGCAGTATTTACTACAATATTAGAACCTCCAGTTACCGCTGATACTACTTTTAATCCGTTTTGTTGTGTTTCTGTTAGGGTTCCATTATAAGTTGTTAAATCATATGTACTTGTATCATCATCAAATAAAGCAATTAATTCTTCGTTCTCAGTACCTGTTCTAGCATATAAATCCTCTATAAAAGGCCGTAATCCTGTTTCTGTACTATACTTAAATCCATTATGTGTTGCAAAATTAAATGTATAATAGGGTGTTCCTGTATTGTCTTTTGTTTTATAATGACCACTCATAGATGTTGTTTGAGCAGGTGTTCTATTTAAGTAAAATTCTACGTAAGTAGGTCTTGTTAACAATTTCATTAAGCCTGTTGGTACTGTTGCCATTATGTTATTACCTCTACAATTTCAATAGGTTCTATTTGTAAATTATCTCCTGGATTTACAGTATAACGTACAGGTTTTGTTAATTTTACATTAAATCTTACATCATTACCTAATCTTAATCCACTGCCTATAATAGTTACACCATCTTGCTCTAATATAGGTCTATGTAATTGAACTGTTACATTACTGCTAGAATCACTAAAAGGTGCACTTTGCCTTACCGTATAAGGATATGCATAAGTGTTAGTGTTTCCTAAAGGTTGCAAATAGTCTCCTGCTTGAAACAATTGGCCTGAACCTGTTGCACCAGTAGTATCTAAATATATATCTCTGCCATTATAACCTACTACTGTTATAGCATTATTTGTTTGCCCGTGCATGTTTGCTGTTAAATAATTCATTCCTGCATTATTATTAAGACTTATATTACTTGTTGTTAGTACATTTGTTTGATCACAATCTACTATAAGGGCTTGACTTTCACTGTATTTTAAACCCTGTGAAGGAGATACGTTAAACCTAAATACATTTATATTTGTATCTGATGTTTTGTATTTGCCACTTCTGCTTATAACACCTGCGTAATTTTCACGTCTGTCTATTTCTATTTCAGAAGCAATATCTATAAGACTTTGGATACTCATTGCTTATCCTCCAGGCGTTCTACGAGCACCTGCTCTGCTAACGTTAAATATAAATTCTGGATCTCTGGCTATAGCCGTCTGGAAAGATTGTGTATCAACTGCAGATATGTTTGTAATATTTGTTGTACCGCCGCCCATTACACCAGGGCCTCCTGCGTTCATACCCTGTAAAGAACTATTTGGTAATACTACTCCACTTTGTTTAGGAACAAATATTTCAGGTCCTTCTTCACCAATTATGTATGGTTGTCCTGCTTTTGCTGGTCCGCCTTTAGCAAGTCCGAATAATCCCATAATAGGTCCTGTAATGAACTTTTGTACTAGGGCTTTTGCTAATACTTGTTTTATAAAGTCTCCTAATGCACTAAAGTCTGCTTTACCTTGTACAATAGCATCTGCTAGACTATCTTCGAACATAGTTACTGCTTTGACAAACCCATCTGATAGTGTTGCCATAAAGTCACCTATACCTGCATTTTCTAATCCTTCTTTTACTCTAGTAACAAAGTCATCTGCTGTTTCTTGGTTGGCTGTGATAATCTCTTTTATTTTTTCTATTTGTTCATCATACAAGCCATTTATTTCTGCAATCTTTTCCAACTGTAATTGCAAGTTCTTAGCAGGATCTTTATCTAACTGTAATGCGTGTATATCTGCTAGAGCATCTTTTCGATCTGACTCTAAATCAAATACAGCGGTTTTCATTTCTTTTTCTTCTTTAGTAAGGCCTAGCAATTCACCTTCTAATATCAATTTTTCTTTTGTTATTTCTAAGTCTTTTGTATTGTCTATTATTACTTCTTTTGCTTTTTCTATATTTCTAGCAATAATTCTTGCTAATTCTTTTGCCTTACGAAGTCTTTCTTTTTCTGCGGCTTCTTCTTTTCGTTTTAATGCTAATTTTGCCTGTAATTTTTTTGTTTCTTCCTCAGTAGGATCAACTAGTCCCATAGGTCCTTCCATACCAAATGCACTATAATAATCAGAATGTGCTTGACTACCGGGAACTAGGTTATTAGGGTCTATAGTCTCTATTGCTTCTTTTGTTTCTTCTGCTATATCGTTAAATCCTAATAACTCTTTACCAAAATTCTTAATTGCATTTCTAGGGCCGGCCATAAAGTCCGGGCCACCTAATGCTTTAACGGCTAGACTTAATAATTCTAATCCACCAATTAATACACCTATAGGTCCAAGGAACCTTATGAATATTCTTCCTACGTTTGCTACAACCTTTCCTATGGCTCCAAAAAATCCACCGGTGTTGCCTCCTGCAAAACCTAAAGTAACAACACCTAGTAAACCTCTTAAAGCACTCTTGGCATTTTGTACAATCATTCCAAATGCTGTTAATGTACCACCTGTTGCAACTGTAGTTGTGCCTAATGCTATAAATCCACCTTGCACACTAGACAATACTTTAAGCATTTTATTAACACCAAATACGGATAATAATAATCCACCTACGTATACTAAATTTTCTAATCCTTTAAACAATCCACTAGTGCTAATACCGTTTATAGCATCTGCAACTGCAATTAAGGCGGCACTTAATCCATCAAATGCACCTGTTTCTTCATTGACTTTACCTAATAATCCTGTAATAGAATTTTGTATTTGGCCAAATGCCTCACTAATTGTGGCATTCGTTTTACCGAAGTCTGCTTCTACACTATCGGCCATTATCTGTGTAGCATCAGCCATTAGATCTGCTGTTAACACACCTTCTTCTGCTAATTTACGCAACTCACCACGTGTTACGCCCAGTATCTTAGCAAATTCACCCATGAACTTACTGTTTGTTTCATTAATACTGTTAAATTCATCACCACGTAAGACACCTGATGCTAATGCTTGGCCGAACTGGACCATGGCTCCAGCCGCCGCACCTGTTTCAGCACCTGATATCTTAAGGGTCTTACTGAATGTTTCTGTAATAGTTGCTACTTGACTTTGTTTTAGTCCTAAGTCTTCAGAAGCGATGGTTAGAGAAGCATACAGATCACCTGTTGCGGCTAATGAACTTCTTGTACTTTGTGCTATACTGGCAACGTCTTTTTGTGCTTGGTTATATGCATCAGTACTACCTGT